CAACGCAAAAGAAAGCATTGATTATTGCCGACAACAAACTTGCATTAAATGCAGGTTGGGATAACGATATGCTTGCGCTGGAGTTTGAGGAATTAGAGATTGAAGGATTCGATCTTGCGCTGACAGGTTTTGGCGAAGATGAGCGCGATGCTTTAAAGCCAGAGCAAGTGACGGAAGGTTTGACTGATGAAGATGCGGTTCCTGATGTGCCAGTGGAACCTAAAACCAAATTGGGTGATATATATTTGCTTGGCAATCATCGGCTTATGTGCGGCGATAGTACAAACATTGATTCAGTTGAAAAATTGATTAATAGACAAAACATAGATTTTATGTTTACAAGTCCACCGTATAACGCTGGCGATTCTGAAAAATTGTCTGGTAACACGCACACCACAGATAACAAATATGCGACATACAGAGATGACAAAACACAAGACGATTATTTAAATTTTTTATGCGGATTTACAAATGCATGGCTTTGGTCAACAAAATGCATGGTTGTAAACATTCAACAATTAGCTGGAAATAAAATTGCTTTTATAGAATATTTAAATTCTTATAAAAATCATCTTATCGATATTGCAATATGGGATAAAAAACACGGTGCGCCCCAAATGGCAAAAAATGTAATGTCGAATAGATTTGAATACATTGTTTTTTTGGGGCAATCTGAAAATCCATCTCGAGCAATTCCAACAGCAAATTTTCAGGGTACAGTGCAAAATGTATATGATGGGCAACCAAACAGGAACAATGAATTTTCAAAAGTTCATGCGGCAACATTCCCGGTGGATTTTCCTGAATGGGCAATTGAAAACTTTACAATAAAAAAATCAATTGTTGCTGATGCATTTGGCGGCACAGGAACAACATTAATTGCTTGCGAAAAACTAGGAAGATCGGCGCGGCTTATGGAGCTTGATCCTAAATATTGCGATGTTATTGTTAAGCGGTGGGAAGACTTTACCGGCAAGAAAGCAGAGTTAATCAATGGCAGCGCACAATAAATTACCGCCAGAAGTGCATGGCGTTCATGGCAGCAAAGGCATGAATGTCGGCATTATGATGCCCGAAAAACTAAAGGCGCGAATTCCGTTTGCTGAATGGGCAAGCCAGCCGGAATTGTTTAGCAAGCAAAGATTTGTAGAGGAAACGGCAAAGTATTTGTTTGACGTTTACGGCATTGGCACTGAGCAAGACAGGCACACATTGATGATGCTGGCAGACCAGATGCAAACATACATTGACGCAAGAGCGCAACAGGATAAGCATCCGTTAGTGGTCAAGATTAACAACGGCAAAACGCTTGCGCCCAATCCTTATATATCGCTGGCAAACAAAGCAATGGAAAATTGCATTAAGCTAATGAACGAACTGGGGCTTACGCCTAAGTCTCGATTGGCTGCAAACAAACTGGAAGATGCGTCACCATTGGCAGACTTCCTGAAGGGTTGGAATCCTCAATGAAATGGCAAGATGGTGTTGTCTATGCCAATCAGGTAGTGAAGGGCGAAATACTTGTTTGCCGCAATGTATTGCTTGCTTGCCAACGATTCCTTAATCAACTTGAAAACAAAGAATGGGAATGGCAGTTTCACCCTGAAGCAGTCGATCATTTCCTGCGGTTTGCATCCATTATGCGCCATGCAAAGGGCGTGTATGCCGGGCAACCTGTAAAGCTCGAACCGTTTCAAATACTTTTGATTTGCGGCATATACGGCTTTTGGTCTAAGAAAGACAAAGGCAAGCGCATGGTCAATGATGTGATCGTGTTCATTCCCCGTAAGGCTGGCAAGTCAACATTGATTGCGGTGCTTGGATTGTACGAATTGATCTTTGGCGAAAAGGGTTCTGAAGTCTACACACTGGCAACAAGCCGCGATCAGGCAAGCATTGTATTCACATCGGCAAAGGGATTGATCGAATCCATGCCGCAGGAAGTGCAATCATTGTATAACGTGCAAAAGAATCACATTACAAAGATTGGCGATTCGCAGTCAATGTTTAAAGCATTGTCGCGAGACACAAAGAAAACCGGCGATGGCATGAATCCATCTTGCGCCATTATTGATGAAGCGGCGCAAATTGTAGACAGGAACTCAATTGAGGTTTTACATTCCGGTATGGTGGCGCGTAAAAATCCGTTGCGGATATATATCACTACGGCAAGTTTCACGAAGGATACGAAGTTTCATGAAGATTTGCTCATGATGCAAACCATGCTGTCGGGCGAAGCGACAGATAACCCGCGGTGGTTTGGTTTGCTTTATGGCCTAGATACCCAAGATGATTGGAAGGAACCGGCAGTGTGGGCAAAGGCAAATCCCATGCATGGCATTACAGTCTTTGAGGAAGCAATCCAGCAAAGAGCAGAGGAAGCAAAATATAAACCGGCAACGCTGAATGAGTTTCTTTGCAAAACATTAAACGTGTTTGTCAGTGCAAATTCGGCATGGATTGACAGATCGCACTGGGATGTGTGCGCTGCGCCTAAAGATGAGCGCATTCCTGAATCCGTGTTCATTGGTTTTGACTTGGCAGCAACGCGAGATTTGAATGCGGTCTGTACGCTCAAGCGATATGCGGAAGATGACTTTTTTGCAGAGTGGAAATTCTTTTTGCCTGAAGATGGTTTAACTCATGTGCCGCAGCATTATCAAGATATATTCCGCAATGCTTGTGATTCTGGAATTCTGCAATTGACGCAAGGCAATGTGATGGATGATCGCGAGATAAGCGATTACATTGTTTCACAGGCGGCAAAGTATGAGATTAAAACAACTGGGTACGATGCCTACAATGCGGCAAGTTTGATTGCTCGATTGCATGATCAAGCATTGCCGGTTACAAAGGTTGGGCAAGGCATGGCGGTGCTAAGTAATCCATCAAAACATTTGGAAAAATTAATTTTAAGCAAAAGTATCAAGCACGATGGCAATCCTTTTATTGGCTGGCAACTAGGTAATTGCGAAGTGTACGAAGATGTAAACGGAAACATAAAAATTCGTAAGAATGAGGCGGATAAATCTGCAAAAGTTGATGGTATTATTGCGCTAATTATTGCCATGCATTGTGCATTAGACCATCCGATTGATGGCGGCAATTATGGGTTCAGAACTTTTTAAGGTGAAATCATGGGCGTATTAGATATTTTTAACCGCAAAAGCAAAGCACAAAAAGAATCTAATACGCTTTTCGGTCAGACAACTTTGGGCAACAACGTCTTGCGGAATGTCGGGGCAACATCCGCATTTCAGCAAATGTTGTATGTCACCACCAGTTCGGCAACACAAGCAGGGCGCACTGTCGATATGTCGGTGCTGTCGCGCAATTCAACGGTAATGGCGTGTCTTGCAGTAAAAGCTCGCGCACTGTCGCAACTGCCGGTGCAGATAGTTGCATACAACGAAAAAGACGAATTGGTCAACGCTTGCCATGATGCTTCAATCGGGCAACGCGACAAAATTAAGGCAAGGCAAGTTTATAACCTGCTGGCAAATCCCAACAACTTTCAATCGCAATATGAATTCTGGTATCAGTTTTCCATGTGGCTGGATATGGCCGGGGAATGCTACACAGTATTTTGGCGCAAGGATCAAAACAAGTCGGATCAAACGCCATTGGAAATGTACATTCTGGATGCAACGCTAATAACAACGCAGCTAACAGAAACCCGTTATCCAATGTATCGACTGGCAACACCTAGTTATGGTTTCTCAAAAGATGCGCCATTAGATTATTGGCAGGTAATGCACTTGATGGAAATGGGCTGGCAAGGTTCGGGCGGCTGGAATAAAGGCACATTGCTTGCTGAGTTGGTCGGGCTGGATCAAGACATTGATCTTTATGCAAACTATGTTATGCAGAACGGCGCAAAGCCATCCGGTTTGTTTGTCACCGATCAGGTAATCCCTGATTCTAAATACAAAGAAATTGCTGCCCGGCTAAAAGAAGGTTGGTCGCAGCTAACCGGATCGCGCCCGACTGATCCATCAAAACCCGGTCAAGGTATGTTGCTGGATAATGGCATGAAATATATGCCGATTGATATGTTGACTATTCAAGATGCTGATCTTGCTGCGCTGAAAGAACAGACAATGAAACGCATCTGTGGCGTGTTTGGTGTGCCGCCACAAATGA